GTTGTAAATTGCCTGACCTTTAATAAAGTATTCTTGAATTTCACTCTCAAGTGTGAGTTTCAGATAACCATCTAGATCATCAGTAGAATTCTGACGATTCTTGGTATCCTGTCTACGAAGTTCAGGAACTTTTGCTTTATCAGATAGCAGATTAGTATCAGCGTACCTCTGTGAAAATTCCTGGAAAGTGAATGATCTATGACGAAGCACTTGTGCTGCAATACCTCTAGTAGTATTAATCTCAAGTGTCATAAAAGCATGTTCAAAGATACTCCAGTGTTCATGCTTGATGCAATACTTAAGAAGACCAGCAGAAGTATCAAAATTTAATTGATTGCTTGGATTACTAACTCTGGCAATATATGAAATAACCTCTTGTGCATTTGCATTGATAAGTTCTCCAGCACCTTGAGTGATTGAAATTAGTTTAATCATTTACCAAATCCCCTATAGTCCATTCTTTTTGCTAGTTTAATCTGCTCCTCAATATTTTTCAATTGATCTTTCATATAAGACAATTCTTCTTCTGAGTAAAGATTAGGTTTTTGTTCTACTGCTTCTTTAAGCAGTCTCATCATCTTATTAATTCTCATCTGAATACACTTCATCATAGTCATTATAGTTATATGGAGTGATGAACTTGTCATACTCCACAACCTCAACCTTTTGTTCAGAAATTTCTTCCTTTAAACATCTAACAAGACATTCCATATTATTGACAATGAGTTTGATTTTTTCTACATCCATAAAGCAAATAGTGTTTCCTGAATTTTACACAAAAAAAGAGGGGAAGTCAAGTTCCCCTCTCAAATATCTACTTATTCAGTAGCAATCATTTTCTTGCGCCCACATTAACAAGTTGTGCTTGATGACGTCTTTCTTCTTTTTGCTTTTGCTCTTTAATGAGTTGAAGTACATTAAGTTTTTTCATCACTTATGTCCCTCCTTTACAAACTTAACACCACGATATGTTTCATTGTATTGTTGAGGTTGCTGCATCATTTGCTGTTGATACTCAAGACGCTTTTGAGTATCATATTCTACACCACGATATACTACTTTGGACATAGGTTTGCTCCTTTACTAACAGTAAATTTGCGTTCCTTCGGTATTCCTACTTCCGTTTGCTATTTGCAAATAGCAAATGAACGTACTATATCTATAAGAATAATTTTGTAAAATCTGATACAGTTTTAATCTCTTTGTCTCCAGTCATCTGGTTTATCCCCAGAAAAGAAATCAATGATATCATCAACTCCACCAAATCTATTCTTATGATTTGAGGGATCTGGATCTCCTAAATCAAGTTGATTTAAAAAATCATCCATACTTCCCTCTTGCATATCTGGATTAGAAGCACGTCTTCTTGCTTGTCTTAAGATTGTTGCTGCAGATCTATTTGATTTAGCAAGTTTTTCTGCCCAGATAATATCTTCCAGACTTACTTCTTCTTGTCTCACTATCCTATTACAAATCTCTTCAAGACGCAATCTATAAGCAGTAGAGAGCATATATAATCTCCAGATATAGTGTATTTATTTTATCTTTCAATGTAACTTAAAGTATGATCCTTGGCATAAAGTTGGTGGATGATCATATCACAACCAATCTTAGGATTGCAATCACCACAGGTATAGACATCTACTGCAGCTTTGCCTTCTTCTGGCCAAGTATGAATGCTGATATGACTTTCTGATAGAAGACAAATTACAGTGACACCTTGTGGTTCAAACTTCTTTGATATAGTTTTAACCACAGTAGCACCACTAGCAACTGCTGCATTCTCCAATAAATCTATAAGGCATTTCTCATTATCAAGAAGGACAAAGGAACAACCATATAAATTAAGTAAATAGTGCTTTCCCATTATCCCTTCTTCTTAGTTTTTTGTGCCCCCCATAGTTTTGGATTTACTGTTCCATCAGTCCATTTAATATCAATGGGAGATCCTTTTCCATAGGTATCATAGTAATAATCGAAGATAGACACTTTAGATGATGCCTTTACAACATCATAAGAGATATTATCCTCTTCCAAATAAGTAACCAAATAAGAATCTAGGGGAAGAGTCTTATCTTTTGCAGCAACTGGATCACAACTTTTATGAATGATTTTCAATTATTCACCCCCAAACAATTTCAGGAAATGCCTCAGATACTACTGCCTTAGTAATTCTATATTTCTTATGCAATTCTTTGTCTTTAGTGGCACAAAGAACTTCTGCTTCAGAACTGTGAAGTGATTCACAGAGCTGAATAAAAATCATTTCTCTTTTTGTTTGAGGAAGATCACTTACTCCTTTAACAAAGTGATTAAACTTCCTCCACTCCTGAATAAGTTTAGAGTGCTCAGTTCCTTCTGGAGCATCATTAGGAGTGTAGGGTACTTCTCCTGCAGGAATTGCAGACTCTACTTTAGAATCAAAATTCCAAATTAAAACAGATCTAAGAGCTACATTGTCGTAGTGTCTTAGAATCTCAATCTTTTCATCTTTAGTTTTTGCACTAGATACTCTTTGTAAAACTTCAGAGATCAGTTGATCTGGGGGCAATTTCATTAATAAACTCCAATTAATTAATCTTCTTGTTCTTCCTCTTCATCATACTCTCCATCAAAACTAAATGCTATAATTGAATCTGGAACAACATTTCCATTTTCATCAAACATTTCTGGATGTAAATTCATTGGGTGTTGAGAATAAGTATATTCTTTGTATAACCAACCAACAACTGCTCCTAATACCAAAGATGTAATGAAGAACATTACACAAAAAACTAATGTGATAGCAATCATTTTATATCTCCTATGCTAGGTATGGTTCCTTATATCAAAGGAAAAATGAAAGGAGATGGTTATATCCTTTTTAAAGAGGGAAACCATCTTTTCAAAATAAAAAGAAAATGTTTTCTTTTTAGGTTTCCTCCTTCTTAATATTAAATCAACACCCCTGTTAATATCAGAGGTCTTACTGTTATTTATAGTTGACATTACAGCAAAGATTTCTCCTGCAGATATCTTACTGTATCTGCACATCCTCCAATGGGTTTCTGTTCATGAACAACTTGTGGGAAGGTAGAACCTTCACCAAATTCTTTATAAAATTCCTCTCTAGTAAAGTGAGTATCCAATACATACTCCCTAACTGAATACCCTTTATCAACACTTAAAGAATTTAAAACATTAATAACTTTAGTGCAATAAGGACATCCTCTCTTTGAATAAACTGTAAAATTCATAATTTCAAATTCTTACTGGGTGTGGTCTACGTTTGTTTGATTTTACTGCACATAACCAAGCATTGACAACTGCTATGTTATTGTCCCACCAATTAGTTTCAAGTCTAAATTCTTGAAACTTAATATCAATGTTTCTAATAAATTGTGCATGTGATTGTCTGGTGTAATACCAGAAACTATTTTCATTCCAATAACTCACATGAGTTGGATCTTGCCATGCTCCTCTACCATCAGTAGAAGGCACTTCAATAAATGCCCAACCTCCATCAACAAGCACTCTATATATCTCACTCATTGTTTTGATTGGATCCTTTAGGTGCTCAATTACATGACTAGCATTAATAACACCAACACTATTATCTGGCAAAGGAATCCCTTCATTCAAATCACAAGTAATATCAGCGCCTTCTTGGTCTATTGTAACATACCCTGCTCTAGGGAACAACCCACCTCCAATGTCAACTTTCATTAGTCCATTCAAATCAGCATCTCTTTCTGCAAGGAGTTGTCCATACTGATGGAATAATTCAAATGTTTTAATTTGAATGTCTGCATTTCTCTGCAGTTGAGTATTGTCTCCAGCAGGAAGCCATCTGTAATAATAAAGAACCTTTGGAATGAAATGAAACTTTGTTTCCAGATATGTTCTAATCATAAGTTCATGATCATCACAAATATTTAAATCTGGATTATGTCCTCCAAGTTTATGATATACACTTGTTCTCCAAGATCTAACATGATCTGGAGCATACCAGATAATACCAACACTGTGACTTGTGGCAGGGAAACTATCGATCTTAATAAAGTCTTCCCCCCTAAAGTTCATCCATTTGTAAGTCCATCCATTATCAGGATTCCAGGGGATTTTATATTCATCTCCCCTCATATCATAAAGTAGATCTTCACTATAAACAAAACCTACTTCAGGATCTTGATATGCTTCATTCAATTCCTTTAAACAATCTTCATGGAGTAAATCATCATGATCTACTTCAACAAGAATATCACCTCTACCAAGATGAAATGCTTTATTTTTAATGAACCCCACATTAGAATGAGTGATTCCATCATAAATTTTAACCTTAGAATCTTCTCTTATTTCCTGGGGAATGTTTGCAATTTTACAATTCCCATTTAAATATAAAACCCATTCCCAATTGGAATATGTTTGAGATTTAATTGTTTCATAAAGTTCTAAAAGGAATGGAATATTTTCCTTTTTATGTTCAGGTGTAATAATACTAAACTTATAATTCATATCAATCAAAAAAGAACATGTGAAATAATCTTGAGTCTTCTAAAGTTTGTCCAAAGTATTGAGATGCTGAATGGATACATTTTCCATTGAATATAACTAATCTATTAAAAACATTTCCAACAGAATCTACCATTTCAAATTTAGTTTTATCATAAAATCCACCAGCAAAGGCAGCATCTATTCCAGGATCAGAAGCATGTCTAACCTTAGTTTCTCTATGTGCATACATTGAAGTTCCACTTTCATATGGAGCATTGGGAGTTAAGTATACCATTCCTGCCCATTGCTGACCATCAATATGATAAACCAAAGGATCTTCTGCAGTGCATGATTGAAAGACCCCATTTACATTATATTCTTCCCATACTGTGATCTTTTGTCCTATAATTTCTTCAAATGCTTGTTTGGTTCCAGGAACAATATATTTTTCAGTAGTTCTTTTTCCCTTGAAATATCTAAGATCAGGTTGAAAATCTCCATTGCTCAAAGCAAATTCTCTAACAGCATAAGGATCTTCATAAAAATTATCTACAACAAAAATTCTTTTGTCTGGATTTAAATTTAAATTACTTACTGTTAGGAATTTCATTTCTAATCTTATTCATAGCGGACTCTATTGTAACATGCATATCCATGTACTTATACTCAGACAATCTACCTCCAAATACAAAATTAGTCAATGTGCTTGACTTATCTTTATATTGTTTATAAATTTTTTGATTACTATCAGTATTGATAGGATAATAAGGAATTAATCCAGGTTTAAAGTCTAAAGAATATTCTTTAGTAATCACACTTTTATTAGTATTTGAGTTTTCAAAATGCTTATGCTCTATGGACCTAGTAAATTCCCTAGTGTGATCACAATAATTTTTAACTGCTACTCCTTGAACATTTGATTCATTTAATATCTCATGCTCAAACTTCAAAGATCTGTATTCCAACTGTCCAAATTCATAATCAAAAAATTCATCTATGCACCCAGTATATACTATCTTTTTAGCCAAAGAATTAAAGTAAAATCTATCATCAAAGTAGTCTTCATTTAGTTTGACTTCAATCCCATCTAACATTTTCCTCATCATAGAAGTATATCCACCTATTGGAATTCCTTGATAAGTATCATTAAAATAATTATTGTCAAAGGTAAATCTTAGAGGAATTCTTTTAATAATTGATGGAGGAAGTTCTGTAGAAGGTCTACCCCACTGCTTTTCTGTGTACCCTTTAATTAGAGTTTCATAGATATCCTTTCCAACTAATGATAGTGCTTGCTCCTCAAGATTAGTTGGAGTTCCATTAAACTTTTGACTTTCAATTATAAGTTTTGCATGTTCTGGAACTTGTGTTCCCCATAGTTCATAAAAAGTATTCATATTAAAAGGTAAAGAATATACCTTTTGATCTGAAACTGCTTTTGGGGAATTTATAAAATTATTAAAATCAGCATATTGATTTACAAAATTCCAAACAAATTTATTACTTGTATGAAAAATATGAGGTCCATAAGCATGGACATTAATTCCTTCTATTTTTTCAGTATAACAATTGCCCCCAATATGGGATCTCTTATCGATAATCAAACAAGACTTGCCAGTATCAGTAGCAAGTCTTGCAAATGTTATTCCAAATAATCCACAACCAACAATCAGATAATCATACATTTTCAATTTTTTCTTTTATACTATTAAAAAGGTTATGAACATAAGTTCCAGTGTCATAATAGCATTCATTGTGAATTAAGAATGCTAGATTTGGAAATGGATTTACTCTATTTTTATCCATCATCCTAATACAAATTGAATATGCAGTTTCATAATCCTGAAGGATGTTATATGTTTCAACCAATCCACAAAGATGCTCATTCCTAATTGAGCAGAAGGTATCACATTTCTTATATGCAGAGATAGCATTTTCATATTCCTGGCAGAATTTATAAGCATTTCCAATTAAGTACTGAGCATAATAAAACATTTCATCAGAATTTCCTTTGTAAAAATACTGTATGAACTGCTCAAAATAAAAGATACATCTTCTTGCATATTCTTTTTGATGAGGATATCCAAGAGGAAATACATTTGAACCATAACAATCACTATAACTCTTCCCAACATAGAAGAAATGATATGGATCAGATAATAAAGTATTTTGAGATATGTTTTGATTCTCCAGTTCCAATGCATCAGTTAGAAATTTGGTTGGATTGATCCAAGTGTCCCCATCATTAGTAATGATATGTCTAAAAGACTTTGGTAGATTAATTCTTTGAAAGTCCTCACCAACCTCAGGAAGGTAAATGCATTCATGTCTTTTATCATGCTTAAATTTCCAAGGAAGATTGGCATTCCAAAACCAAGTTCTATAGTAAAAAGATCCTGGAGAATTGGCAGTAATATTCCAACTTTGAATCCT